AGGCCTGTTTTTTAGGCTGCTGCTGGCGTAGTCAAAAATGCCATCTATTACGTTGGCATTGCTGAAGAGATATACGGGATCAGATGGTGCATCCTGCGATACAGTCACAGATCCTGCCGCCCAAAATGGCATCGCACGGAATACCGATGCCATGCTGTTGATCAGCTTATACGCCTCTTCTGGTGTTTGGATGTTGATGTTGCAGGAGAAGCGAGGCTCCTTGCCGCCGTAGCCATTGTCTACCAGCTCGCTGCAGTATTGACTGGCAGCATAGAAGGCGAACTTATCAAGACGGCTTGCATTGCCATTGAAACTAGATTGCTCCGATGGCGTCAGAATCTGACTGCCGAATCCGTAGCGCGACGTAAGCAAATCCCATAAGCACCATGCTGGATCATTCGTCCACTGAGCAGCGGCAAAGGTTCCATTCCATACACCTGCGTACGTCAATCTGCCGGTCGCTGAATCGACGGTTGCATTGCTAGGAATGCGCACCTTGATTCCGCGCACGTGGTATGCGCGAGAGGGAATGTTGCTGAACTGCTGCGCGTCGATGCGCCAGGCGATGAGCGCAGAGTTTGGGTAACGCAACCGCGCACGTGTGATCTCTGTATAGCTTGACCAGATGATCTCATTGTTGAGCTTTGCACTTGCGCTGTCTGGCGTGACGCGAACAACTCGGATCTCAACAGGGAACTGCCCGCTCAGTTCTACGAGATAGTCTCGCTGATACAGGTCGGCGGTTCTGCCGCTGATCGTGTTGTCGATTACGACATTGAACCCTGCTCCGTTGTACTGCGTCAGGATCTGCAGTCGCACTGATGCGCCAATGACGTCGCCCTTGTCTGTCAGTTCTTGCAGCGCCTGGGTTGAGATAGTGACGCGCACAGCGTCAACCGTGCGATCAGTGATCGTGCGCGTAACTGACGAAGCCTGAACAACGGTGACATTGACAGGGACAGTGCTCTGTGCATCAGGCGCAAATGGCACTGCAGCTTGATCCTGTGTGCCATTGCGTGTGACGACTTCCGCGTTCTTGAAGTTATAGGTTCCGTCCTTGTTCTGCAGCTGTGTGTCTTCTAAGTAGATTGACTTATGGCCATCCACTAAGCCCTGTATCTCGCCCTCGCTGATGACATCTACGATTGTTGCGTACTGCGTTGAATCCAGGCTATCAGGCGCCTCAGATGGCACATACTGCTGCGCCGTTCCGCCACCCTTGCCGCTACTGCTGCCACCGCCGGAGCCGATTAGGTAAGTCATCCCTTCACCTGAACAGTGTCGATACCGCCAGAGACGACCACGCTACCTACGATCATTTCACCGTAGACAATCGGCACCGGCAAGCCTTGGCGTGATGATTGTTGCACCCCGGTGAAGCTATAGCTTCGCCGTGGATCATCTTGTGAGTCAGTGCCGGTCAGATTGAGCTGAGGTATTGGGGTGAGTAGCTGCGCAACGCCACCAATCGTCAGCGATACGCCGAGGCCAGCAACCAGTGATTTGAGTGATGTGCCGAGCACCATTGCAGCAGGTCCGATAAATGCTGACGCAACAACAAGTGCAATGCCTGCGATGATCTTGCCAGCGCCACCGGCGCCACTGACGACAGGGACAATGCTGATGTCTTGCTGACCGGCCGGATGATGCAACTCCTGTTCTTCAATGTCATAACGGCCAACGCTGACCCTGTAGTGACCCTGAGCTATTACAGGCTCCAGCTTCGGGAAGTTGGCCAGCAAAAACCGCACGGCCTCGGCAGCAGTCGCCACGTCAGCCTCGAACACACGCTGACCTAACTGCTTCGCCAGCTTGCCGTAGACGCGGATCTTGCGCAGCATCATTTCAGCTGTAGCCTCTCAGCATCGTAATGGCGCAGCCGACGGCCGGTGCATTTCTGCAACCAACCGCCGTAGAGATCACGCCCGCTCAGACGATCGCGCAAATGGTGCAGCAGCTGCTGATCGCCCAGGTATACGCCGCAATGATTGAGGCCAGCGCTGCCGATGCTCATCAGCAGGAAGTCGCCAGCGCGCAGACTCTCTTCGTCGTCCAGCTCGCGGAACCCAGCTTCTCGCCAGCAGCGGTCAAACATCGGATCAACCTCAAACTGCTGAAACGTCAGCGGGCGCTCCCAGTCGCGTAGCTGCAGGCCATGCTGCCCGTACCAGTCGCGAGCCAATGTCCAGCAGTCGGCCACGCCCCACACCCACTGGCGCCCGATCAGTGGGGCCTCGTAGCCGGTTGGGAGGAATGGCCCGCCCCATGACTCCAGCACCGGGTTCACGATCCACCAAGGCACGTCCTGCCGCTCGATCGCGATCAGGTCGCCCTGGCTCGGCACTGGCAGCGTGGCCGGATGCGAGTGGACAACCGCCAGGATCTCCCCGGCGTCCTCGGCAGCTGCGTAGTCGTCTGAGTGCAGGATGAACTGATCTGCTGGATTGTCGGCCATGTTGCGGCACGGCCTGTAATGCTCGCGGCCCTTGATCAGCACAACCAACCCGCAGGATTCGCGAGGGTGAGATTCTTTCGCGTGAATCAGTGCGTCAACCTGCCAGCGCATCATGAGCCATACACTCCGATGCCTGGGAATCCGCCATAGGGTAGGCCGATAACGTTAGGGCTGCGGAATGTATAAGTCGGGCTAGCGGTGAATGAGTATGTCGCGGATGAATAGGCGGCACCGTAGTAGAAGCTATAAGTGCCAGACCCGGCGCCAGCGTAGTTAACAAGTGCCAGGAATGGATACGGGCCAAACTGTGAGCGCCACGCTGTAACCTCTGTGTAGACACCTGATGGCAATCCTGGCCCCGTCACCCACATAGGCGAGGTTAGGTAAATCCCATCCAGATCAGGCAACTGCACTGCGTTACCGCTAGTTGTCGCGCCGAGTGCTCCATTCTTCGTTCCAGCCAGCGTGTAGTTCACGTCCGCCGCTTGACTCAGCGTCAGCGTTGTTCCGGCAATGCCTGTAATGGTCGTGCCGGCTTTGATTCCTGGCCCACTGATCGGCATTCCCTTGGCAAGGTTGCTGGCGCTGCTTACAACAATCGTCGTCAGATTGCTCTGTATTGTGCCGGTGCGCGTCTCGGTCATGTTCGCCGTTGCCGCTGCGCTCATCGTGACAATCGTTCCGGCAGTGTTGACGCTGGCCACGGTCGCACCGGTTGCAATGCCGTGGCCGAATATCGGCGTTCCAGCTGCTGCACTCACCGGCTCCTGCACTGTTAGCGTTGTGCTACCACTCGTGACAGATCCGATGCGAGTGAAGGGGTTGAATCGTGTTTCGCAACTGATCAGCCGCTTGCCGCAAACATCCTGAGCCAGGGTTGTTACTGGCTGATCGTTCTTGTCGTAATAGTCAGCACCCGTATAACCGCATTCAGCAGAGCGATACTCCCAAGAACATACGTCTGCTAGGCATTGGCGTTTCGGCGCACGGACGCCCATAAGGTCAAATGCAGCTGCCAGCTCAAACTCAATCAGATCACGATTCTCTGAAGACTTACGATCAACGTAAAACACCTCACGCGGGAACTCTGCAGTAGGGTCTGGCGTGCCGTATGGGTTGACGCTTCCAGGGAAGTTCACAGCGTCAAGGTAACGCGCAAGCGTTCTGATGCGCGTAACCTGTGCACCCTCTAACCCACCAGATGGCGCAGTCTTGAGCGTGAGCAGCAGGCCAGTAATTACGCCCATAACATTGCTCACACGCAACTTAGGACGAGGCAGTTGCCCGCTGCCGCTGTACTCAAATCCATCCATCTCAACCGGCAACCGCAGATAGCTATTGCCATTCCATACAACTTCACCATTGGCATTGAGACTGGTGCCAGCATGGAAGCGATGCGTCTCAGCGACACCGTGCTGCTCAACGTTCAGCGTCAGCTCAAACAGCTCAATGATTGAACTAGGCGCGATTGCCTGCAGATCAGATACTGGAACCGTCACGGCTCAAATACCTCTCGGAACTTGGCGCGTATCGTATTGAAGTTGCAGGCCCGCAATGTGATCTGCCAATCCTCGCAGACGTACTTACCAGCAGTGCCGCGAGGCGGTGTCCAGTCAAATGACTCAACAGCTCCACGAGCTTCTAGGAAGTCTGAAATCTGATCGCGCTCAGTGTCGGTGCGTTCAGAAAACGTCAGATCCCATTCTTTCGGGTCAGTGTTGAGACCAAACCTTAGGCGTTGTTCGTATCCATCACCGAACCGCGCCACCCGAGCTCTCGGGCGGCTGCTCTCTGTTGCCTCGAATGATGGTGTCCAGGTGAACGTTGCCATGATTTGATCTTAGGACGCCAGCAAGCCGCCGGGACGCTTCTGATTCGCCAGCTCCTGGCGTACAGCGATCGCGATAGCGCGACCCAGCGCCTGGCCTTGGCCGGCATTGCCCTGCACTTGGCTGCCTGTTGCATCGACGCTGACATTGACCGTGATCGGCGCTGATGCGCCTGTGGTGCTGCCCATTGCCTCAACACCTAGGCGGCCGTTTGGCAGGCGACGCAGTGGCATGATCGCCTCAGGTCCGGCCTCGCCCATCAGTCCCTGCTGGAAGGCTCCACCGTCGGCATATTTGAACAGCGTCGGATTGCGCACGATGGCGCCCATCGCAAACGGCTTGATGGTGTTCGTTGCATCGAAGATGCCGCCATTGGCGAACTTGAAGGGGCTTGATGGGCCTGAAAGTCCCATGTCAATTCCTGGCGTTCCTGCCCAATTTGTTCCGCCTAGGTTTCCAAATAGTCCGGCACCTGCACCTCCCCAGTTTGTTTGGCCGATCGCACCAGCCGCACCAGTAGCTGGCGCAGGCGACAGCGCATTTAGCACGCCCTTAATGGCGCTGATGGCTTGCTCAATGACCAGAATCTGAATCAGCTGTTTTGCGATGCTCTCCAGCACACCTGATGCAATCTTCCTGAGGCTTGCGCCCCAGTTCTCAGTGCCACTGAACAGCAGGTTCATCCCTTCGGTCATGCCACTACCGATTGCACTGGCGATGCCATCGGTCAGTTGCTTGTTGCGTTCTAGTGCAGAACGCTGCACCTCTAGCGCTGCCGTTTCCGCTTCAATCTGAGCGATGATCTCAGGCTGTTTCGACAGGCGCTCATCAATCAGCGTCATGCCTTGCCGTGCCGTCTCTACCTGCAAAGCGCTCGCATTGGTTGCTGCAGCTTGAATTGCAAGCTGCTCACGCGCTGCGATCAGGCGGTCGCGTTCCTCCCTCGCCAGCTTCTGCGCGTTCAGTCGCGCTTCAGCTACTGCAGGCGACAGGCCGCGGCGCTGCAGAGCTGCCATTGCAATCATCATTTCCAGCTGTTCGCGGCCGGTGTTGCGTTGCTTGTCAAGCTCAGCGGTTTGAGCCGCCAGGGCATCTGCT